CTGTTAAGTTCTGCGCTAAGATTGGCATGAACTATGCTTCATGTTCTCCATTCCGCGTTCCTATCGCAAGATTGGCTGCGGCGCAGGCTGCTGTAGAGGAATAATAAGATAAGCCCTCGTAACTAACGAGTTAGGCGGTAAGTCTCTGATAATAAAGAGGCTTGCCGCCTAAATTGTTTTTGGTGGGTCTGCACGTTCTGCACACTAATCATGCAGAATTTGTAGGCTTTGCTTACAAAAACTGACACAAACTTTGGTGGTCGTGCTTACAAGTGCTTACAAACGATTTTTGATGAACAACAAAATAGAATTGAAATTATGGCTCTATTCAAAGCAACGGTAAGAACGCCACGAAAGGACGGCTTCTACCAAGTGTACATCCGGGTGATGCAGAACCGCAAACCCGGCTACATCAAGACAGACAAGGTTGTTACCAAGAAACAGCTTGATCGAGAAGGGAATATTACCGACCCATTTGTGACGGAATATTGCGCAAGGCGCATATTGAGGTTTAGTGAGCTGCTTAACAGGGTGGACTGCACAAGGTGGACGGTCAGGCAGATCATCGAGTATGTGACGAAAGAGGACGAGGACTTGTGCTTCTCTGACTATGCTGCACTTCACATAGACCGTATGATTGACAATGGACAGGTGCGGAACGCCAAGAACTACAAACTGGCGTTGCAGCACATGGAGAGGTTTGCAGGTACCAACAGGCTTATGTTCGGACAGCTGACATCGACATTCGTGAACCGATGGATAGCTACGTTGGAGCAGACGCACAGGGCAAAGGAAATGTACCCTGTGTGCATAAGGCAAGTGTTCAGAGCTGCCATCAAGGAATACAACGACTACGACAACGGCATCATCCGTATCAGGACGAACCCTTGGGGCAAGGTGAAGATACCACAGGCGGACCGCTCGACAAAGATTGCCATCAGCCCGGAGGAATGCCGACTGTTCTTTGCTGCACCGTTGCCGGAAACGAAGTTCATTGACCCGGTGCCAGAGATTGGGCGTGACGTGGCCAAGATGATACTTTGCCTTGCAGGTATCAACACGGTTGACCTGTTCGAAATGCCAAGGGACGGCTATCACAACGGAATATTATGCTACAACAGGGCGAAGACGAAGAAGGTACGCACGGATGATGCGTATATCGAGATGCGCGTGGAGCCGGTTATCCAGCCATTGGTGGAGAAGTACAAATCGCACGATCCAAACGACAAGTACTTTTTCAACTTCCATGAAAGGTTTTGTGACAGTGACTCTTTCTGTGCTTGTGTGAACAAAGGCATCAAGATGGTTTGTGAGAGTATGGGCATACCGAAAGCGAAGCAATACAAGGCATACACGTTCCGGCACACATGGGGAACAGTGGCGCAGAACGACTGCAAAGCATCCATTGACGAGGTTGCATTTGCCATGAACCACTCTCATGGTCGCACCATCACACGAGGTTATATCAAGTTGGACTTCACACCAGCGTGGGAACTCAACGCTAAAGTGATTGACTTCATCTTCTTCAGCACACGCAGGAGCAAGCAGGGAATGGCGCGAGACGTTGACGAACGGAAGGACGCTTTGTTCCGCATAGCACCGAAGTACATGATATATGCCCGGGCCTACTTCCGTGGTGAGGTTCTGGCCGAGGTGAGCGACATCGGCTTCAGCAACATTGACGAGATTATATCACGGCTGGCGGCGAAGCTGCCGGACAGCATTCCGGAAAGATGTGCAGTTCAATTCAGAATTAAAAACGTTGACACGGAACGTGAGGCGGTGTATGAACGCACCAAAGGTAAGGGCTTTTAATATTTGTCCGGCTTTGCAATTGCAAGGTCGGACATTTTCATTTTGTAGTATCTCAGAAAGTAAAAAAGAACTTCAAACTCGAAGTCTTTTTGTCGTCGTTGTTGTCGTATTATACGACGTAAGGAGTATAATATATATCTATATTCCTTTATCCTTTATGTTTATATAACATTCGTTATATCTATACGCGCGCGCGAGGAAAACCCCATAGGGGATATTATTTGTGTCGAGTTTTCTTCTTTTGAAAAACCCCTATGGGGTTTCTAAAATAACCCCATAGGGGTTTTTATTCGCTGTAACATCTTAAATATCAACGAATAACGGCATTTTATGTTTTTCGCTTTTTGTCATAGTTCATTAGGGTTTAAGCATGTTCTTTACAATTCGTTTCAGTGGAGTTTTCTGTTTTAAGTCGTTGATTACTTGGAAAATTATGTAGTTGCCGAGGGGTTTATTTACGGTTGATTTTCATGCAGTTAAAAAAACGGGTAAGGGGTTTTATAAATAACCCCATAGGGGTTTTTGTTTTGCGTTTTTAATAACCCCTTAGGGGTTTCTGAAATAAGCCCATAGGGGTTTTATTGAAGAGCATGAAAACAAAAACGACCCATCCTCACGGACAGGTCGAAGCCTAAAAAACTATGAGTAAACAAAATGAGTCGGTCTAAAAGTAGATGAAATAGAGACTGGCTTAATCGTCCTCGTCGTCGTCATCATCTTCTTCCTCGCCACAAAGGACGCGCAGCTTGTCTTCGATTGTGCGTACGCTGACGTGTGCGTTCATGTCAACGTCGATAGCCTTCATCTTTGGCGTATGGAACTCCAGCAGGCGCAGCTCTGCGTTTACGCGATCGTCAGGCGCAAGCATCATCATGTCGCAATCGAAGTCTGACATTGTGCGCTTCTTACCGTCGTCGCCAACTATTTCCTTGGGTTCGAAGTATGCCAAGGAATGTGTTTTGATGAACCCTTTAATCGGGTTCTCCTTGTTTGGTGTGCCCTTTTTCCGGCCACCGGTCTTCATTCCCTTCATATTGAATATGTTTTGTGTTGCGCCGTTGGCGCAAAAGTTAAAAGTACTGGGCAAAGATACATTACTAATTTAGCGCACGAATTATAACTTTTGAAACATAAAACGATATGGGACTAATTGGTAGCATAGCAGGAGGCGCACTCGGAGCAGCCGGCAGCATCTTTGGCGGCATCAGCGCAAGCAAAGCGATGAGACGAGTGAAGAAGAACCTCCAAGCACAGAAGGAGGCCAACCAGAACTGGTATGACCGTCGTTATAACGAGGATGCGACGCAGAGGGCGGACGCTCAGCGCATACTCACCCAGACGGAGGAGAGCATCAGAAACCGCAACCGACAGGCGGCAGGTGCCCAAGCCGTGATGGGTGGTACTGACGAGAGCACAGCAGCAGCCAAGGCCGCGAACGCACAAGCATTGGCCGATGCAACGTCGCAGATAGCTGTCAATGCGGAGAACCGCAAAGACCAGATTGAGCAGACCTATCAGCAGCGCGACTCGCAGATCAACGAAGCGTTGAACAATTTGGAGATTAACAAGGCACAAGCCATCAGTCAAGCCGTGCAGGGCGTTGCCAAAGCAGGTGCAGGGATTGCTGGAGCCTTCTAAAAACATTCGACATGAGTAATTGGACAGAAGAACAGCAGGAACAGTACGAGCAAGGCAATGATGGTGGATATACCCCACCTAAAGGTTCGCTTGACTGGGCCGAGCAGCCTGCACAGCCAGAGCCAGCACCGAAAGGGACGGAGGCATGGACCGAGCAGAACAGCGGAGGCAATGCACCGGAGCCGTCGGAGTCGAAGGAACCACCAAAGACTGACGTGGCACCACCTGCCGACAAGCCAGCCGGTGTGTCGCCACACAACGACACGATGGGCTACGATCAGCAGATAGCAGCCTTGCAGGAAGCCGCTAACCGCGTGAAGCCGGAAACCGAGGAGGAACGCAAGAAGAGAGAACGCAGAGAGAAGTCGGCGAAGATTGTTTCAGCCGTCAGCGACGGTCTGCAAGCGTTGAGCAACCTTTTCTTCACTACTCGCGGTGCTCCTAACATGTATGACCACAAGGAGGCAAGCCAGCTCACGCCATTGCAGGAGAAACTGGAGAAGCTGAAAGCTGAACGACAAGCCAACGCGGACAAATACCTCCAGTATTCACTCAAAATCGGTGACGCACAGAATGAGCGTGCCAAGACCTTGCGAGAGATGGAAGCTGAGCAGGAAAAGCAAAAATTGGCACGTGAAAAGGCACAACGTGAACAAGAGGAGCACGGATGGCTTGCGGCATTGCAGCCCGACAAGCAGCGTGAGCAAGCTGGTAAGGCTACTAAAGCCGAGCAGGAGGCTGTTACAGCCAAGGCAGAAGCGGACAATGCTCCTGACCTCTACAAGGCAAAGGTTGATACCGAAAAGGCACGAGGTGAGGCACAGAGAGCGTCGGCTGCATCAAGCCGGGCAGCGGCCACAGACCATTATGCTTCGGCAAGGGCGCATGACCGTTCCAATAACAATGAATTCAGCGCATGGGACGAGAATGGACGTGAGCACAAGTTCAGAACGGCAGCAGCTGCGGAGGCATTTGCCAAGCAACATGGTACGTTTGAGGAAACTGATGTTACCTCTACAAGCACGACTGACAGCGAGACCAACGGCAAGTCCACTACTACCTACAAGAAGAAAAGTGGCTATGCCAAGCGCGTAGTTCCCGATAATACGCCCCCAAGCAGAAGACGCGGAGGCAATAAAGATAATACACCACCAAGCAGAAGAAGATAATGGCACAAGTAAACGATAATGACGACATCAAGTGGCTCTACGGCAAACTGAAAGCCAAGGGCTACAATATTGGCAGTGAAGCAGAGTTCAAGTCTTCGCTTGCCAACGGTGAAGACCGCAAGTGGTATTACGAGAAGGCCAAGGGCATGGGGCTTGACATGGGCAGCATGGCCGACTTCGAGAGTATGTATGCACCAAAGGCGGCACCGGCACCCAAGAGGGAAGCCCCATCTTCTGGACAGCGGAAGCCAGCCTCAGCCGTTTCGGCATCCCCGGAACAGCCAAAGCAGCAGAAGCCGAAGGGCACGCCTATGACGGAGCAGGACAAAATCCGCATGAGCTTGCAGATGGGCCAGATGAAGCAGCAGGTGCAGCAGGGCATTGCCAACACCAATGCCAAGATTGGTCGCATGATGGAGCCGTTGACACAGAAAGGACGCGAGCGACGCAGACTTGGAGAGTTCCAAGCGCGTATGGCTGGCACTCCTACTCATGTCGTCGGCTTCAACACCGCATCCCCGGCTCCAGCAAGTAGTGGCGCACGTGGCGGCAGTCGGCAGAAGCCGGTGCAGAGCGAGCAGTCGCCTCAGCCATACGGCGTGAAGTATGAGAACGGCAAGGCGAAAACCCAGTGGGTATTGCCCGACGGTACGCTCACTACATCACTTATAGAGGCCAACCAAGCCGAGTATGAGGCAAGAACGGCACGTCTCGCCCACCAATTCCAAAACCGTATGAAGGAGAACGGACTTGACCCTAACAAGCCCGAGGACGTTCGCAAACAGGCGCAGCTGGACTATGAGGCTCCTATGCGAAAGGCCATTGAAGACGAGTGGCAGCGTGCCGAAGCCGAGGACAGAGCGGCTGATGAGGCGTACCGCAAGGATATGGAACGTGCTGAAGGTGGCAGTTTCTGGGATAGGTTGAAGAAATCTATCACTCCTCTTGGTCCCGATGGTATGCCATTGCGACGAGGTGACGAGACTTTGCGCGACATCAAACGAGCAGCCAAGCGTCAGGACACGTTCAATCTGGAGAAGATGGCGCAGTCTGTGTTGCAGAATATGCCACAGGAGTATAAGGATAATCAGATGCTGAACTACAGCCGCTATTTCCGCGAGCATCCGTCGGAGCTGAAAGGCAGAACGGTGTCGCAAGCTGCAAAGGAAGCCCTGCAAGGCGAGGTGTACCACGCTACGTATGAGCGTGCAGTGCAAGCACGAATGCCTAAGAGTAAGACGGAGTTCCTTCTTCGCAAGGTTGCAGACCAGCCTTTCTTCTCACAGACGATGGCCGACAATATGGCAGCACGTCTATTCTCCCACTCCATCGGAACAGAGGCCGCCGACATGGACGCGATGAGCAGATATGGCACAGATCATCGTGCGCTCGACATCACTGGTACCGTTTTGAATATGGCTATTGACCCGACTACCTATATTTCGGGTGGTGTTGGTAGCTTTGCAGGTAAACAAGCTTTGAAACTGAGTGGCAAGATGGCACTTAAAGGCGCAAGCAAGGAAGCTGCAGAGCGTTACGTCGGTCGTACACTTGCCGGACGTATGGTTGCAGGAGTGGCCGCAGGTTCTGCCAACTTCGGTACATTCGAGGGCTTGAAGAACATGCAGCAGCAGATGAGGCTGGGCGGAACATTGAACCCGGAAACTGGCGAGTATGAGTTTTCAGCTGGCGACATGTTGAAGGCGACCGGGCACGGCATGTTGCTCGGTTCGGTTACCGGTACCCTATCTCCAGTGTTGGGCAATGTGTCTGACAAGTTGGTGAAGGCCACCGAGAGCACGGCTGGCAAGGTGGGCATCCGTGCAGGAGAGCTTATGACCTCTACTGTTGCCGAGGGAACTATTTTTGCCACTCCCGAATGGATCGAGAACGCACAGTTAGCAGACGACGACCCAAGAAAGCGCAAGGCTATGGACATCTGGACGGACAACATGGCTATGATGTTGGGCTTCAAGGTAAGCCACGGCATCAAGTCGGCACCACAGGTTATTGCCGGTCTTCGTCCTATAGCTGAGCCTAAGACCATGGAGGAGCGCAACCGCAACCGAAGAAGTTTTGCAGAGAGACTACGTAAGCGCATGGATGCGAGTCCGCGTGACCTCGACTTCACCAAGGAGGAACGTGAGGAACTCAGACGCAACGGATATGGTGACCTTGCATCGCTCTTCACTCGCACACCTAAGCAGCCGACAAGACCAAAAGCCAAGCCGACCATGACGGACGGCAAAACCATGACCTTTGACGTTGACTACCAACATGCAGAGGCCAAGCGTGTGAGCAATCCGGAGTTTGACGGCTACGAAGCTATGGAACGCCTCATGCAGGACCCGAACGTCAGTCAGAGCGCAAGAGCGAAGGCATATTATATCCTCACTGGACGTATGTTGCCGATGGGCACCGTCACTGGTTATACAACCAATAAGGATGCAAACGGCGTGACAGTACAGGCTATGACCGCACAAGGTGAGGTTGTAACGAGCCGTCACTTCAAGACCGAGGAAGAGGCAAAGAAGGAGGAGGCCAACATCATGCGTCAGGCAGAGCTTAACAGTGTGGACGTTGGTGAACGCTACAAGGAAGCAGCCGCCAATGCCAAGGTTGTGCAAGCCGCAGTTGAGTCTGTTGCACCCGGTGCCGATTTTGCCACTGTTATGCGCAACTACAAGGCTGTGAAGGAGGGCGACAAGGATGCTATTGCGGCCTATGGCAAGATGGTTGAGGATATAGACCGCGCCATTGAAGCCAACAAGACAATGGCAGACGGTGAACGTCCGGAAGCCATCCGCGCATCAATCAAGGAGGAAACCGGCGTGGACGTTGACGCTACACTACGCAAGGAGCCGAAAAACCGCACCGAAGAGGAGCAAGCAGCTGTAGAAGACTATATCAAGCGTTTGTTCCCAGAACAGAAGAGCGAGGAGGCAGGAGCCAGCGCAGAGGCAGAGCAGCCTATGTCGGAGGCAGAGTCAGCCGCCGCAGCCGCATACGACCAAGCACGTCTGCTTTGGGATAAGGTGGAGAAAGGCGATACCGACGCTAAGGCCGAGGTAGATGCCATTACTTTGCGTATGCAGGAGGCTTACCAGATGTGTGAGGATGCCTTCGGTGCTGACGCTGAAATGCGCATTGCAGAAATAAACGAAGACCCTTGGCCGCTTGTCAACAATCCGGAACTAAGCGAAGACCAGCAGGACGCTGTACTCTACTATGTCAATGCCAAGGCAGCAATGGAGGGCGTTATGGACGCTTCTAATGAAGCCGCCGACGGCAAGCGCAAGGAGGTTGAAGCCAATGTGGAGCGACACACCCATAAGGATATGGGCGTTGTTCAGCCTGCAACCATGAAGGTTGACGACAAGCCGGTGTACGTTGTCAAGGGCAATGTCGTGATGCTCCCCGATGGTTCCGGCATTGACGTGCGCAATTCGGATCAGAGTATTGTTATCTGTGATGCAGAGACTGGCGAGTATAAGTTTGCCAGCCCGGACCAGCTGTTCTCTCTTGGTGAGGCTATCGACCCACAGACAGAACTCGATGAGGCATACGCCAACATTCAAGCCGAGCACGAAGCCGTGCTTGGTGTACCAGAAAACGGTGAAAACGTACCGGGAAACGGTGAAAACGTACCAAATTCGGCTGAAAACGTATCACAGCTTACCGATGAGCAGTTGCAACAGTACGCCCATAGTGCCTTCAATGAAGCCACACAGAGCAACGGTATCACTATTCCGCAAGAGCAAGCCGAGCAGTTGCAGCAGCACAACCAACAGATGCTGGAGAAGGAACAACAGCGCAAGGAAGAGGAGGCAAACCGACAGCCTACCGCATTGGAGCGTGTACCCATCAACGAGGAAACCGGTGAACCTATGTTTGAGAAGGCAGACCGCGAGACAGCCCTTGATGCTCTCAACGAGGTTACTGGAGGCAATGATGAAAATACTACTGCCATCGTGAGAGCGCAAGTAGAACAGGCGACTAAGGCACTTGAAGCGTTGAAGAAGAAGGAACCCACAAAGAAAGCTCCTTCTCTGAAAGGTTCACCAATGGCAATGGTAAAGGCGCAGCAGGAAGCAGAGGCCAACTACAACACCGCCATGGAAGAGTATAACGCCCAAGTAGCCGCAGCAGAAGAGAACTTGAACGCATGGTCGCGCATCAACTCCCTTATGAATGACAGAAAGCGTGCCATCCGTGAGCAGCAGGAGGCAGAGCGCAAGGTTCGCGAGGAAAAGCTACACGCCGAAGCCGTTGCACGTTTGGAGGAAGACAAGCGCATTGCCGCTGAGAAAGCAGCCGAGCAAGAGGCCGTCGGCACTCATGCCGTGAACCCGAAGATAAAAGCAAAGTGGGACGGAGCCACCAAGGTTGAGGGCAATCCTAATGCTATCACCCTTGCAGATGGTTCTACAATCCGTGGTCACTACGTCCTCACTGAGGCAGGAGCAGCCACAGCCAGCCATGACGTGAACAATGCCTACGAGCCTACTGAAGGTTTCCCGGTTGATGAGAATGGTGAGAGCGTGAATGACCGTGACTACAAGCGTGACAAAGACGCGCAGCGCATTGTAAGGGATATGGCCGACAGCTACGACAGCAGAGCTTTGCAGACACCAGTCATTGTCAGCAAGGACGGCGTTGTGCTTTCGGGCAACAACCGCACTATGTCGGGCGAGATTGCAGCAAAGAACGGCACAGACAAGGCGTATGTGGACCACTTGCGCGAGTTTGGAGCCATGTTCGGTTTCACTCCCGAGCAGATAGACGGCATGCAACATCCGCGTGTTGTCTTTGTTCCAGATGAGGAACTGCCATACGATGCAAGTACGTTTGCACGTTTCAACGCAGAACAGCAGAAGAAGCAGAGCAAGCCTGAGCACGCCGTGAAACTTGGCAAGATTGTTCCTGATAATGTGTTCACAAGCATAACCAATGACATCAGTCGCTTTGACCGCATGTCTGACTACTATGCCGACGACAAATCAGTGGCTTCTGCCATCAGTCAGTTGTTGGATGCAGGAGTTATTAACGAAATGCAGTTACCAGAGCTTCGCACTGGCAATGCTTTGTCGGCAGCAGGTAAGGAACTTATCGAGAACACACTTATAGGCAAGGTCTTCCAGACTTCGCCCGATGCCGTGCGCCAGATTATCAGCACACCGACACTTCGTCAGTCTGTTGTTATGGGCTTGAACGAGATTGCCAACAACCGCACACTTGCCAAGAGCGGCTATGACCTTAGCAAGGAATTGGCAGCAGCCGTTGATCTTGTGAGTCGTGCCAAGTCTGACTCGCCCGAGATCTATAAGGAAGGTATGCCGGTATCTCCTTACGGCAGACAGCAGGGTCTGTTTGACGACGAATACGGAGACAGTCGTGTAACTGATGGCGTTACGTTGCTCCTTGCCGACCTGCTAAACAGCGGAAAGCCGAGCGACTTGCGCAAGGTTCTCTCTACATACAATAACGAGGCTGCATCATCTGCTGCAGGTCAGATAGACATGTTCAGCGGAGACGTGACCTCCAAGGAAGAAATTCTCAAAAACGTAAACGAATATTTCAGAAATGCTACACCAAAAGAACAACAAGCCCTCATCGACGCAGCCGTTGCAGAACGCAAACGGAGAGCAGAAGCCGCAGAGCCAGCTGGAGGAGACGAGGCAAGCGAACAAGCTACGGTTGTTGCTGGGAGCGATGCAGAGCCTCAACAGCCAGTCGTAGCCAGTGAAGAACCAGCTAAGGGTAACGAACCTGATGCCGACGCATTGGCGAAGGAAGCCGAAGAAAAACTGAGCGAGCGCATCACCGACACAGAAGACGAGTGGACGGAGCCAAGTGAATATGGAGAAATCTACAAGCACCGTATGTTCGTTGATGGCAAGGAAGTTATCAAGGTTGACGCTCCTGACAAGAGCAAGAATTATCCCGGAACCTATTATGAAATTGACGGCAAGCAGTTTGGCGACCTCTACGAAGTAGCCAACTATATTGACGGCAATGAGCAGCCGTTGTCTGCCAAGATTGAAGCAGCCTCAGCCGAAGTGAACACCGACCCCACCGAGGCACAGAAGGAAGCCGGCAACTATAAGAAGGGACATGTGCAAGTCGGTACGTTCGACATCACCATTGAGCAGCCGCAGGGCAGCGTGCGTAAAGGCACCGATGCTGACGGCAAGCAATGGGAAAGCAAGATGAACAACACTTACGGCTACATTCGTGGTGCCGTGGGTGTTGACGGCGACCACATTGACGTGTTCCTCTCCAATGATATTGACGGTTGGAACGGACGCAAGGTATTCGTAGTGGACCAGTACAATCCCGACGGCAGCTTTGACGAGCACAAGGTTATGCTTGGCTTCAATGATCAAGACGAGGCTAAGGGCGACTACCTTGCCAATTACGAGCAGGGCTGGGAGAATGGCCGCAGAATTGACATTACCGGCGTGAACCTCGAAGACTTTGAAAAGTGGATAGAGTCGAGCAAGAGGAAGACAAAACCTTTTGGTGAGTACTCGTCGGTGAAGAAGGACGTTGTGGAAATCAACGCACCGGAAGAAGTCGGCTATTCCATCACTCCTTCAACCTACACCAACAAGAAGGGCAAGACGAGCGATGTTTCTCTACTTACCTTTGACCATGACTTGACTTCCGACCAAGAGCGTGCCGTCAAGGAGTTTGCCAAAGAACGTACAGGTGAGGGACGCTTTGCCCCTGCACGCGGATGGAAAGACCGTGAGAGCGGTGGTTGGATTTTCCGTAGCGAAGAGGACGCACGCAAGGCCGCTGAAATGGTTGGTAATGAGGAAGCCGTTGCAGACAACCAGCCAATGACAGTGCAGGAACTTCGCGATGCCGTGGAGCCAAAGAAGCCAACGACAAGTAAGAAGACCGCAAGCAAGAAACCTGCAAACCGCGTAGAGAGCGTGCCAACAGAAGAACCAATAGAGCCGGAGAAGCCTAAGTATGAGGTCAGTGACGAGGAAATGAACGGATTGATGAATGACATTCGTGATATTCTCGGTATTGGTGACGACGAGGGCGATGCCGGGTTTAAGTTCCGTGATCCGGACGAACTGACCGCAGAGCAGCGTCAGAAGCTCATGTCAGTCGGTCAGCGTCTGGCCATGGCCATGGTTGAGCGTGGCAATGAGTCGTTTGGCAACTATGCTTCCATGATGGTTAAGGCATTGGGCGACAAGGTACGCCCTTGGTTAAAGGCTTTCTATGGAGGACTGGAGTATGTCCCCGGCTATGACAAATATGCCCTCACTCCATACGAAGAGGTGAAAGCCTTTGACGTGGAGAATTTCGATAAGCCTACCAAGGACGTAATGGCACAAGCCAACATGATAGTTGAGGAAGGCAAGGCACAAGTGGCCGCAGAAAAAGCAAACAATGAATTAAAGGCAACAAGAAATGAGCAACGAAAAGAAACCGAAAAGCAGACAGCAGCAAATACAGATGCTGTTGCAGCAGAAGCAAAGTCTGTTGCAAGCGAAGCAACGGCTCTCGCAGAAACTTCAAGCGACGAGCAAGCCATCACCGGAGCAGCAGAGCGAGTAGATGAAACCCTCGACAAGGTAAATGAGCAGCTTGCCCTGCTTGGCTACTATGAGGCTGACGAGGTGGAGAAGGACTACAACGAGGCATACGGCTACATGCGTAATGCCGAGAAGAAGGCCGTCAAGGATGCAGCCAACCTTGCAAGCCAGTTGATTTCTGATTTGAACCTTAGCCACTATGAGGCTTCTCACTCAAAGCAGACGGATAAGAAAGGCAATCGTAAGAATAAGCCACTTGCAGTTTCCAACATTTCCCCTATTGGAGGTGATGTGTCTATACACCTGCCATTAGAAGAAGGACGCGAGCTGTATCTGACAATAGGCGTTGAGCCAAGAGCAGCCAAGGGTGTAGATGGCTTTGGAGGCAGCGACCTTGAAGTTACTCACATCATGTTCCGGGTTGACCATCCTGAAGGCACCGGCAATGACCGCTACGGTAGAAATGTCTTCGTTGACAGCAATGTTATGTATTCTGACCTTCTGAAGCAGGTGCAGCGTGAAGCCTACAAATATCTTATAGGTAGTGGCGTGACCAATGAAGGAGAGTATGCAGCAGGTGACAAGGTGCAGTATTCAACCGATGGTGGCCGCACATGGACTGATGCAGTTGTCGTGCAGCCGAACGATGAGGGCGGCATCCGCATTGACACCGGCCTTGCTCCTGTCATGTGGGTTAATGCTCATCCGGACCAGTTGCGTCATAAGCCGAGCGAGTCAGCCGAGCCGAAGCATGAAGCCGTTGGCGACTTCTACGAGGATGGTATTAACGAGGATGCCGTTGCGGCATTGCCAGAAGACACTGCCATACAGCTCCATGTTGTTGACATTCTCAATCCGGGCATGACTGACCATTCGATGAAATCGAAGATCGAGAGCCTCAACACGTTGCTCCCTAAAATTTCAGACAAGAAATTGTCTGAACTCGACAAGGAGTATGGCGACGACAAGGATATGGGCACCCATATCAAGGCAGAGGTGGCGAGACGTGAAAACGAGGGTATCTTCAAAAAAGCGGAGCGCATTGCCAAGGAAGCCAAGACGGAGCGCGAGAAAACGCCTATAGATAATAATGGCTTCGGAATATACCAAAAAGCCTATGATGATTTTATAGACGGAATAGAACACAAGGGTATGCTTCCGAATGTCAAGGCTTTGAAGAATATGGTTACTAAAGCCAAACGCAGATTGGGTGTTCTTGAAAAGGGTGCAGCTGTTGGTATTAAGAATGATGAAGATTTGAAACGTCATGAAAAGGCCGTACATGAACTCATAAACATGCGAGACGCATATCAAGCCATGCTTGATTATGTAAACAAACGAATGAAAGCTTCAGAAGTGAAGACATCAAAAGTTAAACCAGAGCAGCCAGTAGGTGATTTGTTTGCCGGGTTGTTCGATGAACCAAATAATAATGAAACAGCAGACAGCAATAGCAGTAGCCCAAGCCAAACAGTGGCTGGAGCAGAACGCCCGGACACCGTGGGCATTGATGAAACTGGAACTGATGGAGCAGAACGCACCACAGCAGTTGCAGGAACTGACGGAGAGCGGTCAACTGATGCAAGCCGTGAAAACGGACGAGAAGCAGCTGACGGAGCAGTACATGGAACTGATGAGGTCGGGGGAATACAACCACCAGTCGGAAATCGGGGACGTGATGAGAGCACAGCTGATGGAACAGTTTCCAACGGAGCCACAAATGAGCGTGGACGAGTTGCTGGACCGCGCACTGTTCAGACAGGAGAGATTGACGGAGGAGGAAAAGAACTTTCTTCGGGAGAACCTGCCAGCTCCACTGGCGAGGGAAGTAGACCTTCTGCCGTAAAGAAGCAGCGTACACCTGTGCGCAAGTTTACAAATAACTTCCATTATGGCACAGACGGCAATGAAGCCGACAACTACACTCCTGCACAGCGTTTGGAGGGCAACGTGTCAGCCATTGAGGTAATAGCCAAACTCTTCAAAGAGGGACGTAAGGCCACTGATGAAGAAAAGCAGATACTTTCTCGTTTCCGTGGTTGGGGACAGATAGACCAGTTGAGCAAGTTCTATTCTGTTGACCAAATGCGTAGGGACACCTACGGCAATTCGCCATACCGCAGACTTGCAAATGCAATCGACACGCTTGACCCAGACGGCAAGAAAGGCGTGTTTGCAGGTATCAAGCGAGCCGCCCTATCGTCATACTATACCCCGACTAAGATTGCAAGTGCGATGAACTCTTTCCTTTCGCTTGCAGGTTTCAAAGGCGGCACTTTCCTCGATCCTTCAATGGGCAACGGCATCTTTGAGGGAACACTTCCCAAAGACATTCAAGAGCGCACAATGATAACTGGCGTTGAACTTGACTGGCTTTCGGGACAGATTTCACGCGCCCTTTATCCAGATGCTGATGTGCGCATTTGTGGCTTTGAGAAGTCGGAACTCACACCGAACTCGCAAGATGTGGTGACAAGTAACGTGCCATTTGGTGACATCGAAGTAAACGACCCGACATGGAAGAACGACAACAGCCCTGTTAAGCGGTCGGCACAGAAGAGAATTCACAACTACTATGCTGTGAAGATGCTCGAACTTACACGCCCCGGCGGAATTGTTGCCATGATGACAAGTCCTGCCGTGATGGACACGCAGAGCAACCAGCATATCCGTAGATACATAGCCGAGCAGGGCGAGTTCCTCGGAGCTGTCAGACTGCCCGACAACACATTCCAAGGCACAGGCGCAATGGCCGACATCATCTATATCCGCAAGTGGAAGGATGAAGAGGACGCTCAGAATACACGCGAGAACCCTGACTATGCGGCACGTGAGCAAGCATTTTTGTCTTCCGCTGAGACCACTGCACCCAACAAGCGCAATGGTGAGAAGCAAAAGGTGTCGCACAATGCCTACTATGCGAGCAACCGCAAGAACATGATTGGCGACGTAGTGGCAGGTAATCAATACAATGACAAGAGTTTCGGCTTACATAGCGAACTGACCACCGATCAGATAGCCAAGGAAGTTGAGAAAGCAGTAAAGCGTATTGTTGGTGACCGCAAGGGAATGCTCTTTGACACCACACGCACATCACGCGAGGTTAAACAAGCCGTTCGTGAGGAGTACAAGGGTGATGGTAACTGGGTAAGTACTGGCAACCTTGTCATTCAAGACGGCAAGGTCGGTGTGCTGACAGCTACCAAGAATGAGTATGGCGAGGTGACAAGGGTGTTTGAGGAGCAGCCACAGCTGGCTAAGCAGAAGAAGCGTATCATTGCCATGGGAGAGGTACGTACCGCCATGAAAGAACTCATTGCAGGGCAGATTGATGGACTTTCGGACACGAAGCTCAACATGCTACGTGCCAAGCTTAAACGAGCCTACGAGGAGTTCGTCAGCAAATACGGCAAGTTGCAGGACACCGACAACGCTGTTGTCCTCAGTGACATTGACGGCTATACACTGCAAGCACTTGAAGTATGGAAAGGCGGCAAGTTCCAAGGATTGTCCGACATCTTCACCAAGAACACCATCAAGCCAGCCCTCAAACTTGAAGATGCCAAGACACCGCAGGAAGCCATAACCACCTCGTTAGCAGAATATGGTGAAATCCGTGGCGAGTATATCGAAAAGACGTTGGGCGCAGACTGGTTTGAGCAGTGTGGCGACCTTGTTTTCAAGGAGCCTAATGCCACAGACCGTTATGTAACACGCGATGAATACCTCAGTGGCGATGTAGTAGCCAAATTGGAGGAGGCAAAGACCGCAGCTGCAACAGACCCGACCTTTGAACGCAATGTCAAGGAGTTGGAACAGGTGCAGCCAGCCACTATACCATTCGACGACATCACAATACACCTTGGTGCGCGATGGATACCGCAAGAAGTACTCAACGATTTTGTGAAAGAGACCCTTGGATTGCACGCATCGTCTTCACGCAACTATGAGTGGGTTGATGGTGAGCGTAGGGAAATCATCAAGAGTGGCGTAGTGTATGTCCCGGAAACAGACACCTTTGAAATCAATATCGAAGCAAAGGAACTCGGAGGACAGGCAGATGATTGGAAGACTGCCGACAAGAGTGTCAAGGAGATATTCCAAGCAGCCCTTGAAGACAAGGACTTCCGTATTGTGCGTAAGGACAAGGACGGCAACACATGGATTGACCAAGAGGCTACCGAACTTGCCAACAGCAAGGTGGCAGACCTCAGAGAGCATTTTGAGCAATGGTTGCCCGGTGATGATGCCCGAGTACAGACGATGGAGAGAGCCTATAATGACCGCTTCAACCGCATTGTGCTCCGCAAGTGGGATGGTTCACACCTCAACGTGCCCGGATTGATGGGCAAGGAACTCCGTCCGCATCAGAAAGATGCCGTATGGATGCTCATCAACAACCGAGGCGGTATTGTTGATCATATCGTAGGTGCAGGTAAAACACTTGTAATGCAGTCAGCTATTATGGAAATGCGCAGAATGGGCATAGCCAAGAAGCCTATGATTGTGGCATTGAAGTCAACTGTGTCACAGATAGCACGCGAGTTCAAGGAGGCCTATCCTACCGCACGTGTGCTTGCACCATCAGAAAAGGACTTCAGCACCGAGAACCGCAAGAAGTTCTTCGCTAATATCTCGCTCAACGATTATGACTGTATCATCGTGAGTCATGAGCAGTATTGCAAGATACCGCACTCCGAGGAGGCGGAAGGCGATGTAGTGAATGAGCAGCTGGCACAGCTCGATGCAATGATAGAATACCTTTATGGCACCGGCGACAAGAGCCAACTCACCAAGCGACAGATAAAATCGCTTGAAAAGCGCAGACAGAACCTGCATGCCAAGTTGGAGAAACGACTTGACCGCAGCACCGACCGTGAGTTCTGCTTTGAGAACATGGGTATAGACTATCTGTTTGTGGACGAGTGCCACCAGTTCAAATCATTGCCTTATGTCACCAGTTACCAAAACGTGGCAGGACTGGGCGAAGCATCAGGTTCAAACAAAGCCGTTGCTCTGCTGACAGGCATCCGTCACTTGCAGAAGATGCACCAAGGTGACAAGGGTACAGTATTCCTTTCGGGAACGACCATCACCAACTCTCTTGTTGAGATATACAACCTACTCAACTATTTGCGTCCGCGTAAGCTGGAGCAGTTGGGTATGCCGACCTTTGACGCATGGGCAAGTACCTTTGCCGTACATTCGTCAGAGTTAGAAGCCGGTGTTTCCAACGAGTTCAAGATGAAAGATCGTTTCCGCTATTTCGACAATGTTCCAGAATTGTCGCAGCTCTATGCAGAGATTGCCGATGTGCGCAACGACTACAACCTGCAACTGCCAAAGCCAAAGGTGGACGGCAAGACGGTGATTGTGCCACAGTCAGATGCCGTGGCCGAGATAAACCGCGAGGTTGTGAATATGCTTCAGACCAAGGACGGCAGCTATTTCGGTATTCATCCGAAAGACCAGAAGAAATTCCCATGGGGACTTGTCGCATCAGGCATATCGGCAAAAGCAGCAGTCAGTCCGCGTCTTGTATTCCCGGAAATGGATGATAGTGTTGGTAAGATTTCCTATTGCTGTGACAACATCAAGAAGTCGTATGACGAAATGAAGGAGCAAAAAGGCGTGCAGCTTGTGTTCTGTGAACTCGGTGTTCCAACCAAGGGTAAGGAATACGATGCCTATCATGACATTATCAACCGACTGACAAAAGACTACGGCATACCCCGTGAAGAGATAGCCTACATTCAGCAGGTGAAGAACGATACAGAAAAGGAAGCATTGTTCCAAAAGGTGCGTGACGGCAAAATACGCATTCTCATTGGAGGTACACGAAACATGGGTACCGGTGTGAATGTACAGACACGCATCACCGACCTGCACATGCTGACCGTGCCATGGCAACCTGCCGACTTGGAGCAGTGTATTGGCCGTGGTAGCAGACAGGGCAATGTTGTGGCTCACGATTTCCTCAATAATAAGGTACGTGTACACTACTATGCTACTGAGGGAAGTCTTGACTTATACAAGTATCAATTGCTTGACGCGAAGGGCAAGATGTTCACACAGTTCAAGATGGGAACCATATCTGGCGAGCGCAGCTTTGATGAGGGCGATGCTGACGAAAACGGCAATATAGACCCTGCACAGATGGTTGCTTTGCTTTCGGGCAATCCAATTATATTTGAGAAGTCAAAGCAAGACAAGCTGGTGAAGAAGTTGAAGTCACTTTACAACGGCTTCTTGCGTGACCAACAGCGCAAGAGACAGAACTACGAGACGGTGACGAAGAAGGTTGATAACCTGAAACGCCTTATCTCGTTAAGCGACAGTGATGTGCATGACCTGCAAAGAGAGAGCTTCAAGCCAGACGAAAAAGGCACATATCCCTCAAAGGTCAAGGTGTGTGTAGAAGGTTCTTATTATGGACAGGATTTTGACAAACCAAAGGAAGCTGGCCAGTATATCCTCGAACAACTGAAGAACAACAAGAAAGTGGTGCTTGCAGGCTTCGGTCAGCGTGCCGATGTCGTGTTTGTAACAGGCGATGATTTGTTGTCTTCACACTACGAGGTGCAGCTTGGAGGAAACAACGCATGGAGCATCCGTTACACAAAGCGAATGCCCCAAGACCCGACACAGGCAGGCCTCGTATTCCGCAGTCTATTGGAGCAGATCATCCATAACAATGAGGTGTACCATCGCGAGTATGACACCAACAGCGAAATGTTGAAGACCATGCCTAAGGGTGATGCGCCATTCCCCAAGCAGAAAGAACTTGATGAAGCCATTGCCAAGCAGAAAGAACTCGATGCCGAGTACAACAAGCTTGGACAATCGGAAGAAGACAAGACGAAGTTCCGTTTGCTTGATGAGGATGATCCGAAGGCAATGGAGCTGGAGTCTTTGCCGGAGAGTGAGTTGGTTCCTGTTTACCGTAATGTGCAAGCCTTTGAGGATGATGCACTGGGTTCACCTATGGCATTTTCCGATGCTGAGACAGGCGAGCGCAGAACATTGGAAGGCAGACGTTGGAACTATTCTGCACCTCCAAAGGTGGAACTCACCGAGGAGCAGCAGCGCAAGCTGGACGAACTCAACAAGATTGGCTACATCATGGTTGACGGCAAAAAGAGTACAGAGTTGCAGATCAATGACGGTTTGAAATTCGTGAAGCCTAAGACAAAGGAGGCACAGTTGCAGTACTTCCTGAAGAAGACCCCCGAAGACAAGGGCTTGTGGGCAGCATACGACCCATACGACCATGCCATCGAAACACCTTTGAACACGCAGTTTGGCGAGGCATACAAGAGACCTAACCTTGTTGTGGTACGCAGCCTCATCCCGAAATCGGAGATAGACGAGCCGTTCCACGCAGACTATGCTCTGTTGCCTACCGGTGCCCATCAGTGGAACAATGGCCGCACGCTGTATCTTTCACGCTGGAGCAAGATAGACAAGGTGCTCACCCGTGAGGAGGAAGCTAAGCTTATTGATGAGTATTGGAAGAAGCATCCGGGAAAGCGTGAGGAGCTAAAGACCCACCGTGACTACAACCGCTTTGTGCCACAAGTGCGCAGAGAGTTGGAGAAGATGGGTTACCGCTTTGAACTTGACGGCAAGGAGTTGACACCGGAGGAGAGTCTTGCACTCGACAAACAGAACTGGGAGAGCCGCGATGTTATCCCCGGACGCGAAGGACACACGCCATTCGTCAGCAACGAAGACATAGCACGCATCAATGCGAAGATGGCCGGCAAGTGGATAGGCGAACCGAAGGAAGCAATGGAAAGTGCGATGAGCGAGAGAGTGACCGAGCTGTCCGAACGTCTGCATACTCCAGTGCGCATCATCCGTACAGAGGAAGAAGTGGCTGCATTACCTTCCGTGCGCCAGCGCAGAATGAAGGGTAGCTTCAATCCTATAACCGGCGAGGTAACTATTGTTGTTCCCAACAATGCTAACATGGCAGACATTGAGAATACGTTTGTGCATGAGGTTGTGGGTCACGATGGTTTGCGCGTGCTGTTCCCTGATGAAGCTAAGCTGAACAATGCCCTTGATGAACTCTATCGTGTGTCTAAGGACGAGATACGCGGCACCATTGACCGCATGGCGCAGAAGATGTACGATGCAGAGGTGGACCGCATACGTGAGAAGAAACGCAAGGAGCATGTAGCCAATGGCGAGGATGCCAACGCTTCATACTATGCAGACATGGCGGCAGCACATGCCGAAGCCGGAAAGAAGCGTGAGCAGTTCAAGCGTGATGCAACAGAGGAATATGGAGCTGACCTTGCCGGACGTATCGGTGAGAAAGGCTTCGAGAAGATGAGTGCCGAAGAACTTACGTTCTGGGGCAAACTGAAAGCCATGCTCCAAAAGGCTCTACAAAAATTGTTGGACGGATTGAAAATCCCCGGCAAGAGGAAGTGGGGTGATAAGGACTGGGCGTTTGTTCTGCATGAGGCATACAAGCGTAAGAAGAATGGTGGTAAGCCTACCGTGTTCGATGCCGCTGATACTGAGGTTATGCGCAGGAAGACAGGTTTCGGTGATACTAAGTTCAGTGATGGTAAGAATAAATCCAGTGAGCCAAAGCCAATAGGACACAGCACATTCGGAAGCGTGTACAACCAGTTCAAGGGCAAAGTTCTTCAAGCCGTGAAATTCTTAGTCAATCACGAAAGCGGAGATTTGCTTGGTGTTTTCCATAGAAATGATGTAGGAGATATTGATATGGTTTGGGGTGATGAAGGTGGCGGACTCTGCCATATTCTGAACAAGCATATCAACGACAAGGACTTTCCTACTGTTAAGGATTTGGTATCTCGCATAGAAGACATCATAAACAAAGGAGAGGTTGACGAACGTCATTCTAATGCCGACAAACTTGTATTGGTGAAGGATGGTTACCTTGTTACGATACGTCGTAACGTAAGAGAAAAGGGCATAAAAATAGCCGACAAGAACTGGGTTCTGACGGCTTATAATAAAGATGCACCTGCCACCACCAAGGCTCCCGTTGATGGCACTTATGGGAGCACGGCTGTCGCTCCCGGTACATCTTCGGATGCAAAGTTAGCAACAAAGTCTGAGATTAACGAATTTTCAGACAATAATATTGCAGATGAGGGTATTATGTTCCGCGACGGTGATATGGGACTTGAAGAAACCATCACTAAGATGAAGGTTGAGGCAAGCCAAGCCAACGCCGACAACTGGCAAGCCAAGCAGGATGCAATGAGAGCCATCGGTGGCAATCTTAACAAGTTGCGTCAGGCAATGGCACGTCAGAGAGAGTATGACTTATCAACTGTCAAGAGCATAACAGACCTTGCCAAGGTGTTGCTTGAAAACGGATTGCTCGATGATCTGAGCAAGTATGAGACAAAGCGCATCCTATCAGCCGTGAACAATGTACATGGCAAGCAGGACGTAAGTGATTACGTTCAGAAGGTTATGGACATCATGGTTGACAACCAGCTACGCATGGGAGCTAACCAGCTGGGCAAACTCCTTTCCATCCGTGGAAGCCGCATTGACGCGCGAGGTATTGAGGTGCAAGGACAGCTTGACCCGGAAGGCCAGCGTATAGCGCAGGTGGTTAGGAAAGCCACTTCCTTACCAAAGGAGAACATAGAGGAGCGTATTGCAGACTGCACCAATCGTATGAGTAGTGACGACAATGCCGTAGCCGAGGAAGCAGCCATCGAGTACAGCGGTCTGTTGCTTGCCCATCAGTTTGTAGAGGACATTACCGAAAGCAAGGCTGAGGAAAAGGCTCTTCGTGAAAGCATTAAGGAAGCCAAGGCCGACTTGGATGCCGGAACGATGGAAGCCGATGCTTACCGTGAATACGTGGAGTCAACCAACGATGCTATCCGTCAGAATAAGATAGAGCGAGCCGAAGCCTACCGCAGCATAGTGGAGCAAGTAGGCGGTGTTCTTGGTGGCAGCGTTGAGCGAGCCAAGGCATGGCGTGAGGCAGAGAAGCAGCGCGTTGAGACCATCCATCACAATGCCAACTCCGACATGACCGGCAGACCTAACGACGAGCATCACAAGGAAAGCAAGGCACAGAAGATAGCCAATAACAGTATAGTGCGCTTTGTTCTTGCACCTTTAGGCACGTTCGACCAGATGCTGAGAATGTTCGGAAAGAAAAGCGTGAACGGTGAGGGCTACTTGTGGAACCGCTATATGCGTGGATGGGTTGAGGCTACCGAAAAGGAGTACACCGGTTATCAAAACGCCTTGAAGACGCTCGACGAGAAGGTTAGCGAAGTATTCGACAAGAAGATGAAATGGGGCGACCTATTCTCTTTGGAGCGCAACCTTCCAAAAGCGACCGTTACCTTCTGGGACGGTGGCGAGCAGAAGGCACACGAACTGACACAAGGCAACCTTCTGTATATCTACATGGTTGACAAGATGGCAGACGGCCGCATGAAGTTGCGTCGCATGGGTATCACAGAGGAAGACGTGGAGAACATAAAAGAATTTGTTGATCCTCGTTTCTTGGAACTTGCCGACTGGATGCAGGACGAGTTCCTTGTGGAAAAACGCAACGAGTACAACGAGGTGCATAAGCGCATGTTCGGTGCTTCAATGGCAGCGATTGAGAACTACTTCCCTTTGAAGATACTTGCCAATGCGAGAATTGAAGAAGTGGACGTAGCCGACGATACAACCGACACCGCATTGCCAGCGACCTCAACCGGTAGCATCATCAAGCGTAGACGCAACAATCTTGCCCTTGACGTGATGGGTGCAGACGCATTCAGCGTTATACTCGACCACATTCAGCAGATGGAACGTTGGGCATCCTTTGCAGAGTTCAACCGCGACTTGAACACCTTGCTGTCATACAAGCGTTTCCGCAATCAAGTTATGAACATGACGAGTGTTTATGGTGGTGGCAAGACTCTGTGGAAGAATTTCCGCAATGTGTGTAGTATGGCCGCAGGAGCCTATCGCCCACCAATCGCAGCCCTTGACAAGGCCGCAGTGAATGTGGCGAAGGGCGTAACGGCAGCCAAGGTTAGTTTCAGAGTGTTCACTGCATTAAAGCAGTTCCTCTCTATGCCAGCTTATCTTTCTGACAGCAGCCCTGTATATCTTGCAGGAAACATTGCCAATCCGATAGGAGCTTGGAAGTGGTCAATGGAAAACCTTCCACTCTTCGAGAAGCGTTGGAAGAGCCGCATGGCAGGAGACCCAAGACTGATGAAGAGTGAAATGGACTGGAAGATGTGGCAGAACCGCGCTGTTGAAATAGCCTCACGTATCGGTATGTCTCCTAATGCCTTTGTCGATGCACTGACAGTTGCCATAGGTGCACACTCTATGTATCAGACCAAGAAGAAGAAATATCTTCGTTACGGCTATGATGAAGAGACGGCAGAGAAGCGAGCCAAGCAAGACGCTACTATTCTGTTCAACCAGACACAGCAGTCGAGTGAAAGCGCGTTTCTCTCTACGATGCAGACCGACCGTTCATGGTTGAGTGTTCTGTTCACTGTGTTCAGAAACTCTTCGATGTCGTACACACGTCAGCTGTATGATGCACTCCGTAACCTCAAACACCGTTTTGAACCCGGTTACAAAGGACTCACAGAGGAGTATCTTGCCAAGCAGATGCGCAGAGACGGCATAGACCCAGACAAGGCCGACCAGAACGCCAAGAGCGAGTATAGAAGAAGCCTGATGCGTGATATAGTCCGCGTAGGCGTGTTCGGCTATCTGTTGCAGTTTGCTTGGAACTTGGGAGCCTATCTGCCCTATCTCCTCTTAGGTGACGACAAGGACGAGAAGAGCGACATGTGGCATGACATCTTCTGCCATACCATGTTCGGCAGTATAGAAGGCTTGACTGGAGGTGACGTGATGAGTGCTGTAGGTAATGGCTTTGCTAAAGGCGAAGGTTTGAACCTATTCTCCGCTTCAAAGGATATGCCTCTTAGTTCAGACTTGCAGAACATTGTAAACAAATGGAACAAAGACAAGGTTGCCGCCATGAACGACGTGACCAACTTGATGGTTCAGTCTGGTATAGGTGTCAATCCTCAATCGCTGACAGATGCAGTGGTTGCCATCATGGACTACTGTGGTGACGACGCAAACACCTCTCGCGAGTGTGCCATGCTTATCACGCGCATCATCAACTGCCCACAAAGTCAGATCGACAAGATTTACTTTGACGAGCTTAACGCAACGGCAGCAGAGGCGCAAGGCATGACCCCGGCAGAGATAGCCGAGCGATATGCCCGATATAAGATGCACAGAGGCGCACCGTTGACCGGATGGGCGTACACTGATGAAGCTCGCGACTCCGTAATGACTGCCCAGCAGAACCGAGTGCTTACGAAAGCCAAGGAGAAGTTGAACAGCAGAATGGAGACTGAGGAAACAAAACAGTTGCTCAGTGATTACGATGCTGTTGCCAAGCAAGAGACCGCATTGTCGAAGATAAAGAAGACGGACCGTGCAGCCTACCGCGAGGGAATGAAGCAGCTACGCCAGTCGAACGACATGCGCCAGCACATGCGCTTGAAGCGATACAAGCATGACATAAATGAACTCACGTCGAAGTATCTACGCTGCAAGAGCGCAGAGGAACGAGACTCGATTGTCAGCACGATGTTCAGTACACGTGCGAAGATGCTTGAAGACATCGGCAGATTGAAGCAACAATAGTTAAACAACAAAGGACGGTGCAAGGAATTACCTTTGCACCGTCCCAAATTATAAAAATATGGCAAGAAGAAAATTACATAAGGCGAGTGCTGTCATGCCTCATGAAGGAATGGACAGCGTAGCTACAGCCAAGCACACGTTGGGCGGTAACCGTGCATTTGAGGTATTGTGGCAAGCCCAGCAGTATTGGCTTGCTATGGATACGTTCCGCAGAGACCGTGAACGTAACAAGAACTACACCTACGGACGGCAGTGGGATGACTACGTTTGTGTGAATGGTCGAAAAATACGCGAAGAGGAACTCATCAAGAAGCAAGGTAATGTACCCTTGAAGAACAACCTCATTCGCCGTATGGTACAAGCTGTACTTGGTATATACCGCAGTCAATCCAAAGAACCCACTTGTACGGCACGAGACCGCGATGAGCAGCGTTATGGCGAGACGATGAGTACCGTGTTGCAATGCAACATGCAGCTGAACCGCATGACAGAAATAAACGCACGATGTATGGAGGAGTTCCTTATATCGGGCTTTGTCGTGCAGCGTAAGTGGTATGGCTGGCGAGAAAACAAGCTGGACTGTTGGACCGACTATGTACAGCCCAACAACTTCTTCATCGATAACAACATGAGGGATTTTCGAGGTTGGGATTGCAGTTGTGTGGGCGAGGTGCATGACATATCGTTTGAGGAACTGTGCGGACGCTTTGCCAAGGACGGAAACGATTACAACCGTCTGGCCGAGATATACAAGTTTGCCAAAGACAAATCGTATCTCAGTGCTACGTTTAATCATTTTGGCCATCCTTTGCAGGGCAACTTTGATTTTTTTGTTCCGTATGATGTGACACGTTGTCGTGTAATAGAAGTGTGGAGGAAGGAAAGCAAACCACGTGTCCGCTGCCATGACGTAAACAACGGCGATGTGTTCAAGATAGACATTGAGGATTTCCAAGCCCTTGTAACAGACGAAAACAACAAGCGTTTACAAGAGGCCCGTGAGCTTGGTATGGACGAGAGCGATGTGCCGCTTATCCGTTGGGAGTGGTTTATGGATAGCTACTGGTATTATTACATGCTCACTCCGTTTGGTGACATTCTGGAAGAAGGCGAAACCCCATACGAGCACAAGAGCCATCCGTATGTGTTCAAAGCATATCCGTTCATCGACGGTGAGATACATAGCTTTGTCAGCAATGTAATAGACCAGCAGCGATACACAAACCGTTTGATTACGATGTACGACTGGATTATGCGAGCTTCGGCAAAAGGTGTGTTGTTGTTCCCGGAAGACTGCTTACCGAAGGGAATGTCAATGGACGACGTTGCCGACGAATGGGCACGCTTCAACGGCATCATCATGATCAGGACACCGAAGGCCGGAACGCCATTGCCTCAGCAGATAGCCAACAACTGCACACAGATAGGTATCTCAGAGTTGCTGAGCATGCAGTTGAAGTTCTTCGAAGACATATCCGGCGTTAACGGCGCATTGCAAGGCAAGCCCGGTTATTCGGGTATGTCGGCCAGTCTGTACAATCAACAGGCACAGAACGCCTCAACGTCTCTGCTTGACTTGCTCGACACGTTCTCTTCTTTCGTAAAAGAAGGTGCGTATAAGGACGTGAAGAACATTCAGCAGTTTTACGACACGCCACGTGTATTCAACATTGCAGGAAAGAACTCTACCATTGTGGAGTACGACCCGAAGAAGATACGCGACGTAGAGTTTGACCTTTCGATTGTGGAGAGCACAGCAACCCCAGCATACCGCGCTCTAACCAACGACATGCTTATGCAGTTGTGGGAAAAGAACGCTATCAGCGTGGAGCAGCTGTTGGAACACGGCGACTTTCCATTTGCCGACGAGTTGCTGCAGAGCATCAAGTCACAAAGGGAACAGCTGGAACAAGGCAAGGTGCCGGACGGCATTTCTCCGGAACTTGCGCAGCAGGTTCAGCAAAACGCAAACGCATCTGCCATGCAACAGGCACAGCAGATGCTACAAGCGTCTTAATAAAACTATCAGATGGAAGCCTCGGAAACGGGGCTTCTGTCTTTTCTAAGTGTACGGTTAACAATAGGAACCCATTCAGGCATATCCATTTCCCGGAAGCAGATATGCAGACCTATTGCACGTGTCATAAGCAAGTCGTCATGTTTGCCAGTAATAGCACCATACGCACCGTTCTGTTTTCGCTCATAGGTGTTGTATTCATCCAGACAGCGTTTGTCGCGCTCGATATAGAGCCGGTCGCGTACCACCTTGATGAGGGTAGAGATAATCATCGGCTTTGTTGACACATTGGTATGGAAGCCATATTTACGCGGTGCGCCCTCCCTTATTTCATCCTCCGACTGCTTGCGTGCATACAAGTTCGGGTAGATGTCTGAAATCTGATTGAGTATATATTGCGACTGGTCGCCACCTTCCACCTGACGCTCCTTGTCGTGAGTCTCCAACGTGTTAGACTCAATGACCAGAAGAGAATTGTCGTAGAACGCCGCTATCTGTGCTGCACGCCAAGCGAGTTGGTCTATGTCGCAATGTCCGTACCACTGAGCCACCACAGACGGCGGCTCGCTACCATCAATCATACTAAGCCTGTCGAATACCACGATAACAGACCAGTCAGCTTTATTGGAACGTCCACCCACATCGACAACGGTAAGATAACGGTTGACAACTTCGTAGCCTTCGAATGTTTCCGGCATTGCCCATATAGAAAGTAATCCTTGCCTGTCTGCACGGAAACGGAGATTGGAAAGTGCATCCTCTCCTTCGTCTCCATCAGCATACACCTCACCGATATACTGAGGCTGCTTGCAGAACCGCTCGAACTTCTTGACACGGTATTTGTCGAACACCATAGAACCAGAATGAACGAAAGCCTCCACATCATCAGAAGGAAACTCGGAAGCCATTACAGCAAAGTCGTCCTTACCAGCACGCTCCTCTATGTACCAGTTGATGGCCTCCAGTGTAGCTCCTTTCTCCCATAACGACCAAAGGTAGCGTCCGGACTCCTCACGATTGGACGGCACATAGGCATTCTCTCTGTTTTCGTACAGCCATTGTGCAAATTCACGCATTTCGTCAGCCGAAGCAAACTGCTTGGAATACTGCTCAATCTGAAACCACGAAATAAAAAGAGCTTCATATTGTGATTTGATTGTAGGGTCTGCAGCAGCCGTATATTCTGTGTGGAAGAAGTTTCCTGTTCCATTCGGTGTACTCTCCATTACGATCATCGTGAATGGTTCCAAAAGAATACCGGAACATGCCGAACGCACGATGTCCTGCGGTGACTTACCTTCTGTCTTTTGCCACAAGCCGACCTCTGACAAATGCACAAGAGAATAGGCACCGCCACGGCATCCATTAGGACGCTCAGCAGTGCCAACCTTAATCTTGCAATTGCGTTGTGGTACGCGATGAGTGGAGCCAGACTTACCTACACCAACCAACTTCGGCTCGTTCTCGGAATATGCCTCACCCAGTTTGTGCAGGAACTCTACCGGGTATCTGTCAATCATGAGGTCGAACATATCCTTGATTTCGTCAGAAGCCGCCCCTTGATGTGCAATGATAAGTGAATTTAGTCCCTTTCGATGGTTGAACTGAAGCCATGCCATGTAGAGCTGTGTTGTAGTAGAACCACCCCACTGTCGAGCCTTCAACAATATTAGTCGTATAGGGAGACGAGCTTTTCTCTTCGCCTCAAAACGAGACACCAAAATACGCTGCGGATAGTAAAGTCTGAACAGAACGTCCTTACCAGCCTTCTTGTTGTGGATATAGACGAGCGTAGCCGCCCAGAAAGGGAAGTCGTGTTTGAAGCGTAGCCGTATGAGCTTACGCGAGACCTTGATGTAATCATCATCGTTTGGCTCAACATGGAGAACAGACGAAAGAAACTTGTCGATAGACCCAGCCTTGACAAGTTTCTTCACCATTTGTATTTTCATCATCTCTACAGGGAGCCATTGGACGGGTATGGCAAAGTCAGAGATACACACTCGCACACGTTCCCCTATGGACCCTTCACCCGTGACCGGGTCGAAGTGAGCGAACATCACCTCATTTCGCCGGTCGTTTTCAGCGAGTAAGCGTGCAATCTCTGTATCTATCATATTGGTTGTCATACCATCCATTCTTTATTCGGTAAATAAATTCGCCCACTGTACGAGGCGTGAGATAGAATTTCGGTGCAGGTTGATTTACTATTTTCGTCACAAGTTCGTACACCGATTTGTCGGGCTGTTTCTCACGTAGTATAACGAACCTTCGGTAAATCTCCTCAAACATTTCACGCTTGTTGCTCCTCATCCTTGGCATCGGTTTTCCAGCTGCCATTGCTGAAATGACAATAGCAGCCCTCTCCTCGCTCACCCAAAAGCGAGAAGCCGGAGACTGAGCGACAAGTTCGAAGATGACCGGCATCACGATGATGGATGCCTCTGCGAGTTTCTCCCGATATGCCCTCATGAGGTCGTTATTACGTTCGCGTGTAAATTCAAGAATGCTGCCAAAGTATTTCATAAAAGTGCCCGATTGTTTCCTCAAAGTTACAGAAACGAGGTCACAAAAGTTAAAAGTCAGTCCACATCTTATATAGGTATTTTTGCAAATGAATATGACACATTCTAAAGATTTTGAAGATAATGGCTGATAACAACGGAGTTAAGAGCAGACGCGACCAACAGTTGGAACGGCTGCGAAAGAAATATCCCGACAAGAAGTTCGAGGATGATGAGGAGATTTACGGTCAGATTTACGACGATTACGACCAATACGAGCAGGATCTTAGCGGCTACAAGGACAGGGAAAAGGCCATGTCCGACATGTTTGCCGCTGACCCGAGAAGTGCGCAGTTCCTTGCTGATATGCACAATGGTAACGACCCCTACGTCGGGCTTGTAAAAAACTTCGGCATAGAAATACAGGACGTACTTGACGATCCTGAAATGCAGGAGAAGATAGCCGAGGCCAACAAGGACTATGTGGAGCGTGTAGCCAAGTCAAGACAGCTTGACGAGGAATATGAGAAGAACATGGACGCAAGTCTTGAAACCCTTCGTCAGTTCCAAGAAGAGCGTGGCATGAGCGACGAACAGATTGACGCTGTAGTTGATGCCGTTTTGACCGTGGTTCGTGACGGTGTAATGGGCAAGTTCTCGAAAGAGACTCTTGCAATGTTCGTGAATGCCATCAACCATGACAGTGATGTAGCCTCAGCAAGTGAAGAGGGACGTGTTGCCGGACGCAATGACAAGATTGTGGAAGGCTTGCGCAAGCGAGACAAAGGCGACGGCACTGCGCCACTGAACGGCAAGAATGGCGGTGCGCCCAAGAACAAGAGAAACATGGACATCTTTGACTTTGCAAATGCTGCAAAATAATACGTCATGAGCATTAGTGTAGAATTTCCAAATACAAAGCCACGTGAACCCTCACAAGGAAGTGCAGGATTGCGAACACATATCGGTGGTGCCTGTACCACTGTAAGTGCGTTAATGGAAGCAAGCAAAGCTATACATAACGAAGGCTTTGTGAAGAAAAGCATTGTCAAGGTACCGGCAAAAACGAAACATAACAATAACAAATAAAAACAAATTAAAATGAGCGTAGAAGTAACAACAACCCAGCAACAGAACTCTGGCAGTGCAAACACGCCAGATAGTCCTGAACTTACTCCAAGTGCTGGTTCCGCTGGTCTTCAGACACAGTTAGGTGGTGCGCCTACTACCGTCAGTGGAGTAGAGAACGCATCAGGAGGTATGGGCGAACTTGTAATGCCCGAAGTTGACAAACGAATTTTCATGTTTGAACGTGATCAGAACTCTTTGATGCAGCTTATGCTGATGGCAAAGTCCGTGAACGTTCATAGCATGGAAGTGAAACACTATGCAATTGACCAAGGCACACCAATCGTTACGGTTGCATCTGTTAATGGCAATACTATCACGTTGGTAAATGCCGACCAGAAGAAAGTTCGAGCATACGACACTCTTATGGTCAAGGGAGTCAAAGGCTACGACTTTATCGGTGGTACCAATGTCAAGAGCCGTCGTCCCCTCCAGCTCTTTGTAAAGAGCGTGAACAACGACGACACAATCACCTGTATAGCAACCAACGGTGTTAAGCAGGCTGCGACAGACCAGTATGGCAGTCTTCCAACAGCAACCTCTCCAACAGCAAGCAATACCAATATCATAACAGCAGGTACGAAGTTAGTACGTATGGCTAATGCCATGTATGAGACTCAGAAGTGGGTTGACCCCAATACTGTCATTCCTTCTCCAGACGACTTGTACTTGCAGAAGCGAGGTATGACAAGCATCGTATCAAAGTATCTTGCCGACCAGAACATGGAGATACCTTACGATGAGGCTGTCAAGGCAGAGGCTCAGTTGCGTGAGTTCAAGGCTGCCGGCAACCGTACGCTTCTCATTTCTCAGCAGAACAAGATGCTTGTACGTTCAAGCATGGGTGATGACCAGTGGGACTATACAACCAATGGTGTTCGTTGGCAGGTGAAGCGTGAGGTGAAGCATCGTGGCAAGTGGACATTTGAGGATGTAATGTCTCTCATCAAGCTATACTACGGTGGTGCAGACAAGCCTAAGTCCGGTCTCTTCCTCGTTGGTAACAATCTTGGTCAGAGCTTGCAGCTCATTGACTGGAGCAAGCATACAGAGGTCAAGATGGAGCCTTACACAAATGAGAGACTTGGCTGGAAGGTGACACGCCTTTCCTGCATCTTCGGTGAGCTTCAGATTAAGATTGAGCCGACGTTCAATGATTGCGGCTACGAGAACAGCGGTCTAATTGTTGGTGAAGACCGTTTGGTTCACTATGTACGTCGTGGCGAGAGCAGCTACACAGAGGACGTTGAAGGTGAGGAGGCAACACGCAATGGCGTTCTCGTCAGTGACGCTCTTGGTTTGAAGGGCAACTGTCACATCTGGGTTGATGGTGACGATGACGATGAAGACACCGCTCCTGCAGCTGACGAGTTCCGCTTGTGGAGTAGTGACACTGCTCCAACCGAAGCTGATCTCGAAGATGGCGTAATTTACGTTTTCGCTTACGGCATGAACATCAAGTCAGGCACTGCCACTATTACAGTGAATGCAGGTGACGCATTCAAGTACAATGCGACAGGCGAGAACGAGAAGAAGTGGGTTCGTTTCTACGGTCCTATTTCAGCTGAGTAACTTTTTTGTCAACGCTAATTATGGGGGTGGATGCGCTTTAAGTCAATCCGTCCCCATTTTTAATAAAACAATATAACATGGAAATTAAAACATACGGAGTATATGGTCTCACGGAATGGCACGGTAAAGTTAAGGCCGGCACCCTTGAGGCGAACTTGTCGTTCGTTGGTGGCACGTCTTCTCCAAGTGGTTCACAACCTGCATACATGGTGACCAAAGACCCAATTACACAGTTTGTAATTGAGAACTCAAAGGAATACAAGAGTGGTTTTATCAGTCTCGTAATGCGTCAAGTACTGCCCGGTACCCACATGCGAATTGCTACCCATAAGTCTGTTCCTGACAGTGACGAACAGGCGAATGAACATTTGTCAGAAGAAACTAAGACAGAAACAGTGAAGCCGACAGGTGATGTAGAAACGCCTCCACAAGAGACAGGCATCGAGCCTATCGAGGACGAACGTGGTCTTACAGAAGTTGAGTTCAGTACCAACCAAGAAGCCAAGGATTATCTTACAAAGACGTTTGGCGTGAAGAGTGGTACGATGAGAACTCGTGCAGAAATTATAGCTGTAGGTGAAACCTATGGCGTTAAAATCACTTTTGTAACCGAGTAATCACAGCAACGGTATGGTGTACAAAATCGAAGTCGTGGAGCGTGACGTGCGCATTGCCATTGACGAGAACAAGACAAGCGAGCAGCTCATCAGCGATGAGGACATTGACACCTTATCGTTGAATGACATCATCCGCTCAAAGATAGTGGAAGCCGTTCGGCGTGTAGAGTCGTCCGCTCCCGTTCACTACTTGGAAGAAGGTCACGTATTTGGTGATGCCATCTACTGGGAGGAGAACGGAAGCGGTTGGACTCTGCTGCCCGATGATTTCATGCGTCTTGTTGCCTTTCGCATGAGCGACTGGGAACGCACCTGCTATATGGCCATATCAGCAGACGACCCATTGTATGACCTGCAATCGTCAAGATACAAGGGTATTCGTGGCAATGTCCAGAAGCCGGTGTGTGCCGTAGTGAACCGTGCCGAGGGCAAGGTGTTGGAGTTCTACAGTTGCAACAGTGAGGAAGCCTACGTGAAACGTGCCTCATACATTCCTTATCCGAGCATAGACGAGGAGGACGGCATAGACATCAGCGAGCGTTGTTACACAGCCGTGGTCTATACTACGGCTGCATTAGTATTAACCGCCTATGGTGCGAGCGAGCAAGCAGCCGCAATGAACACCTTGGCAAAAAGCATTTTTGAATAATGAGTTCAATACCAACAAAACAGATAGATGGTGACGTTGCGGTTGGTCGTGACGTTAACATCGGCGGCAAGGCCACCATACGCGGTTCGGCAAAGGTCGGCCACAATCTGACCGTTGACGGCTGGCTTGAAGCCAAGAACATAAAAGGCCCGAACAAAGGCCTGTTCAAAACGGCGGCACAGCTACGCGAGGCTTACCCTAATCCTCATGAAGGATGGTGGGCGTTGGTGACCGTAGAAGGCAGTGCAGCGTCAGATCATCTTGGCCAGCTCTATGTAGCTGACGGTGGTACATGGGTAGCGCAAGTTGACAGCAACGGTAATCCGCTGCTGAAGGGTAATCCTACGGTTGATAGCACCGAGTACATGGAAGCCGTGGAGGGAATGACAGCCGATCTCGAAGCCGTGAAGGTGGACGTTAACCAGAACAAGGAAGACGTGCGCAGCCTACGTTCTACACAGACCACGCAAGGCGAGAGCATCAACACCCTCAACACAAAGATGGGCACAGCTCAGAGCGACATCAACACACTGAAGAAGACTGTAAGCGACAACAAGACTGAACTTGCGAGCAGCATCAGCGGTGTGCAGAAAGACCTCACATCATTCAAGAACACCAAAGGACAGCCAAACGGACTTGCGCCGTTGGACGAACAGAACCAGATACCTTCGCAGTATCTTCCCGACTATGTGGACGATGTGCTTGAGTTCAACGGCAGCTTCAATGACATTACTTCGCAGATGATGTCGTTAAACAAATACTCAACGGACGAGAACTGTAGCGTTGTCTTCAGCAAAGACGCTGGGGCTTTTGTGCTGAAATACACGCAGCCATCGAAAACGGAAGGTGACTTGCGCCCGACCATCACTTACTACAACAACTGGATAGACGGTGACCTTTACGGTGAGGGCACTATGAAAGGCCGTGTGCCACACAGCGGCAAGATTTACATAGACGTTACAGCCAACAAGACTTATCGTTGGGGAGGCAGCACGCTTGTTGCAATAGGTTCGGACTTGGCATTGGGCCATACCAGTGGCACTGCATATCCCGGTGACGAGGGAGCCGAGCTAAATAGCACACTCCAGACAGCGAACATACGCATTGAGGGTATAAACATTCTTCGCTTTGATGGAGTGTGGGACGGTACCGGCAAGGCACCGAGTCGTGGTTTGTGGTATGCTCCAAGTTTGGACTACGAAGGAGAGTGGTGCTTCCGTAAGTTCGGAGGTGTTAGTACAGAGACATACGGTTATCCGGAAGAAATGTATAACACCGACAGCGTAGGACGTGCGGACCATATCTATTGTTGTGCAGACGAGTTGTTCCGTATCGTTGACAAGAAGATGCAGAGGATTGGCGGCAGCGGCAGCTCTGCCAGCATTTACAACCCGACGGTGGAGCAGGGAGGACACTACTATGTGTTGTGTGATACCGACGATACGGCCAATTCAGCTGTTCACGCAGCGAAGGAAAATGGCAAGGCTGCAGTAGGCCTGATGATAACCTTCGCATTGAAGAAAGGCACTTGGAAGACTTACCAGTATATCGGAGCCAATACGGAAGATAATAACTGGTACGACACAGAGAACTGGAAAGACTTCGGTTCGATGGTGCAGGGTTCAGAGTCGATGATAGACATTGACATTATAGCCCCTCTACCTACAGGCTTCTACACCCTTGGCACCGCACTTGCAGCTCTGAAAACCTATCAAGAGACAACAAGTGTGAACTATCAGAAGCGCGGTTTGGTGATAAGCTACACGACGGAAGCCAATAAGGTAGAGACCAAACAGTATCAGGGCGACTCCATTGCGGACTTCTACGAGGCCGGGCTTTGGCAGGACTTCGGCGGCGGCAGCAAACTTGTGGCGAACGACACGATGGAAGACAATGGCAAAGACGCTTTCTCTACAGGAGGAGCGTATAAGGTCGTACCTACGGAGATAGAGGCTACAGAGGAAGAAGGCAGCGTATCACTGAAGCTAAAAAACAAGGCTGGCGACACCCTGTCTGAAGCCCAGTTCAGTGTGGGCACCGGTACTGGAGGTGGCGGTGGAACTACACTTGCCATCAACTTTGAAAACGACCCCTTCTATGTCCGTGCAGGAGGCACAGCCATACTGAAAGCCGCCATCCGCAGTGTGACCCAGCTATCCGATGGATCATCGCAGGACAACAAGATACAGAGTGTGGTGTTTATCAATCGCACGACCAAGACCACTGTAGCCTCATTCAAGCCCAATCAAGCAAGCAGTTCGTCGTTAAAGTCGTACACCTTCGAGTTTGACCTAAGCACCATTGCGGCCAGTGCTGGCAGCGTAGAGCTGCAAGCCGTAGCCACCGATGCCACCGGCAAGACAGCCACGAGAAACGTGGAAATGATTGCCGTTGATGTGACCGTAGAGAGCAGCCAGACACTGAGCTATACGAAGAGCACCACATTGCAGGTTGGCGGTCAGAAGGTAAGCATCCCTATGTATCGTTTCCCAAACAATGCCTCAGACAAGGGTATCCAGACGAAGATAGAGATATACCGCAACGGTGTTTGGGAGACGCTGGAGAGTGTATTGGTTAAGGACACCTATACCCATAATGTGACCATCGACCCACAAGGCATGGGACACGGCGCATATCCTCTTCGCATACAAGGACAAGACGTAGCATCAGGACTGCAAGGTAACACGCTGCATACCGCAGTCATGGTGATAGAGCAGCGTGAGAGCGTGAGCGACTACACGAAGCCCATCATTGTGGCACGATGGTATGACGACAGCGACGGCAAGACAAAACTCTTCAAGACCGTCAGCTTTGACATAGCCTGTTATCAGCGAGACAACGCCAACCCGAATGTAGAGGTGAAGGTGAAGAACGAGACCACAGACGAGACAGAAACGATTGCCAACAAGGTTATGAACCGCAGCAGTTACTACACGATAGAGAAACGCATTGTGGGTTATAACGACGGTGACACATTGATCTTCGACGCAACGTGTGGCGAGGTACATCTGGCGGAGCAACTAAAAGTTGTTATTGACGGCAGTATGCTTGCCATCAGTGAGACCGAAGGCGCATACTACAAATTGAACTTTGCCGGCAGAAGTAACGACGACATCGACAAGAGTATCAAAGCCACCTGCTCAGACGGCAGCATGGTGGAAGTGAAGGTAAACGGCAGCAACTGGTCGAGCAACGGTTTTGTCGCAGACAACTTCGGTACAGAAAAAGCAGACGGCAGAATGGCACTACGTGTGGCTGAGAATGTGACGGCAGCATGTAGCGACACACCATTGGCAAGCAAGGACATACCCACCAACGGTATGGCACTAAGCTTTACATTCAAGGTTAAGAACATTGCCAAACGTAATGCAAAGATTATGTGGTGTATGGGCGAGCGATTGGGTTTTGTGCTTACTGGAGAGAAATTCATTGTGACCACCGCAGGTGATAGCGATGAGGCTTTGAAAGACGTTCAGACAACCGCCGCCACCTCCTACCTTGACGACACCGTATATCGCATAGACATTGTGATAGAGCCACAAGCCAGAGCACCCTATAGCGGTGTGATGCTGTGCAAGGTGTTCCAAAACGGTGATGCTGCAGCGTGTGTTCCCATCAGCACCGTCAACGGCTTCCCTAACATTGCGGACATGATACACTTCGACGGTACAGATGCCGACCTCTACCTATACGAGGTGGTACGCTGGAACACCTACTATGACTTCATCCAAGCATTCAACAACTACATCGTGAACCTCACAGACACGACTGCCATGCTGACCGAGTATGAGCAGAACCAAGTTATGAGCGATGTTACAGCTGAGGGCACGACGAAACCACGCCCCGATATGCAAAAGTTGTTAGACCGCGGTATCATGGTTGTGGCAATGACGCGCACTTCGGACAAGAACCTTAGCAAAGACGGTGGCGCGGTAACGGACAGCGAGATATATTATCCTGACTACATCGAAGGTTTGAGGGACAAAAAAACGTCCGTTTTGATGGACTGGTATATTTATTTCCCCGACCGTCCGTGGGCAAACTGCGTTATTGAAGCCATCCCGACGACAAACCAAGGAACTTCGACACTTGCCTACGGTGTCAAGAATAAGAAGGGCAAGGGTAAGAAGGCGAAGAGGATTAGAATGCTCTACACAAGAGAGCAGATTAGTGAGATGTACAATGGTGATGAGACTATTCTTGCCAAGTATGACGACGCAGCAGCTCTTGCGAAGAAAAAGAAGATCCGCGTGAAGGAAGGCAGTACGCCTATACAGAACATTACCATCAAGGTTGACTACTCGGACTCTGCCGGTGCCAACAACTGTGCCATGATGGAGCTTATGAACGACACGCAGATAGCCCTTGGCAGTGACTATATGACCCCTGCACAGCGACACAACACCGACAAGAGCGAAGAACTGCATACGAGCATTGACGGTGTGACGTGTGCCCTCTTCCGTACCGACTACCGCATAGGTCAAGACAAGGGGACACAGGCCGCTACACTTCCTGAGAACGCCTACTTCCACTCGAAGGCAAACTTCAATGCCGACAAGGGTAATCCCCACTTCTTCGGTTTTGAGGACGTTAAGGGATATAATTACGGTTGCGTGAACTATGGCGACTTCAAGGAAATGGTAGCTCCGAGAGATACCAGCATTGAGACCTACAAGGCCAGTGTTCTTTCAGACACAAGCTCATTGATACCGGGCACGCTGTATATGCTGAGTGAGTTCTGTGGTCCGGAAACACGCTTCATTGAGAACGATGGTACCGGAACCATGACAGAGATAGGTGAGGTGGCCGTGGAAGACAGTCATGTGCTTGACAAAACACTCTCCGAGGTACAGGCAGACGATGTTAAGAACTACGACTGGGGAACAGCCTACAAGACATCTGACGGAAAGTATGTGCAGTATAAAGGAGGAGCATGGAAGGACACCACAGGCACCATGACTTATGACAATGCCACTAAGAAATGGAGTGTGCAAGGCCGCGTTCTGAACCCTGTGGAGTGCTACGAGTACAGGCAATATCAAGAGTTCTGTTGGCAGCAGGGCGTGAACAGTGTGGACGATATGCTAAAGACGCTGCACACCGACGATGGTGACGTTCCAGTGTGGAGCACTTATTACGAAATGCGCTACCCTGACGACGACGATTTGAACGCCCTGTATGCGTCGGGCAAGAAAGTTCCGTACCAGCTGTATAGAGAGTTGGCCTTCTGTCAGCAGTGTAACCAGAACTTGACCGACAATGCCGAAGAGAACGCCGCCAAGGACCCTGATGGCAGCGAAAAGGTATTCAACGGAGCCGGTGCAAGCACAACCATTACCATTGGTGGCAAAACCGTAGCCGGTACCAAGGAGAACCGCAGGAAGAAATGGCAGCAGGAAATGCACAAGTATTTCTCTCCCCATTCAACTCACTGCTATGTTGTGGCGAGCGACTACAAAGCCACCGTGGACCAGCGAGCCAAGAACATGATGATTGCTGTTTACTTGGAGACCGACGGAAGAATGCGTTACTACTTCAACCATTGGTATGACGGTGACTCATGTGACGAGGCTGACAACGACTGCTACCTGACCATACCTTGGGATATGGACGGAGCAGCGAGCCATCTGTATCAAGGATGGGACGGCGTAATGTTCCAACAGAGCTATGCCTTGTTTGACAGAGGCGAAGGTGTATGGCTTGATGATGCAGGCACGGAGACGCTGACTCTTCATGACACGGCGGCAAAGATGCGTGCTACGAAGACCAAGGCCGGCCTTGAAATTTTCTCTACTGACGGCTGCTACCGTTACTGGATGATAGACCGCATCTTGAAATGGCCAAAGGTGGTAAGTTCGTTTGACGGAGAGCGCAAGTATATAGAAACAGCTACCGCTGCCGACAACCACTATCCTGCCTTGCATGGTCTGCGACTGGAGAGTCTGCCAGCCTTCCAGCGCAAGCGTTTCGCATACAGAGACGGCTACTTCCAGACTGGTGATCTGTTCCGCCATTTCTTCCAAGACCGTGTTATGGGACCCATCACGGTGAAGATAACGGCAGCACAGGATGGTTACTTCGCCATGGGCGTGGACTCCACCTCGTCAGCCAAGTACAGTTGCTATCTAAAGGAAGGTGAGAGTCACACCTTTACAGAGGTTGCAGCAGGAGAAGGCGGCAAGCTCATATACATCTTCGGCGCAGACAAGATAAGCGAGCTTGACATCAGCGGCTGTTCTCCTAAGAATTCAAACTGGATGCTTAGCGAGTGCACCTTACTGCGCAAGCTTGTCATTGGAGGTGAAGGATATACTCCAGCTTATACCACGGACATTCTGAGCACGCTGAACTTAGGACAGATGCCTTTCTTGGAAGAGATAGACATCAGGAACACGATGATCACCGACGTGAACGCCTCGCTGTGTCCTCGTCTAAGAAAGGTGTTGGCAGAAGGCAGTCTGTTGAAGTCCATCACACTTGCAGAGAGTTCACCTATTGATACGCTGCACCTTCCCGGTACTATGACGACTCTGTACTTCAAGAACCTTCCTAATCTGACCTACCCCGGTGGTTTGACCATTGACGGAATGGCTAAGGTGACGAAGCTGTTTTTGGACGGAAGCCCGAAGATAGATGCCATGAAGCTGCTGCGAGAGGTAACCACGGCCAGTGCGCTAAAGAGTGTACGCATAGCCGGCCTTGCTGCTACGGAAAGCGTTGAGCTGCTGCGAGCCATCAAGAACAATGGAGCCGTAGGCATAGATGCAAACGGAGCAGACTATGACGAGAGCGGCCAGTGTAGCGGACTGATAGGCAGATGGATCCTAACTCTACTTTCAGAGGAGAGTGAGATTGCGGAGCTGAAGCGTTACTTCCCGAACCTTGAAGTTATAAACTCGCAATTCTCTGTCATAAAGATAGACGATGTGGTGAGCGGTGACTTCTGCGAGAAGTACAGCAACCCCGAGAACCAGACAGGAGCCGATTACGATAAGAGCTTTGTGGCAAGCGGCCACACATTGAAGATATTGCAGGACACCCATGCTTACAAGTGTACGTACAACTCCAAGCTGAAACAGATGGAGGGTGTGCAATTGAGCGATGCAGACTTCAATAAACTTGCTAATGGTGAGAGCTTCGATGTGAGCGACAGCGCAGGTGAAGGCTTTGACATCTTCCACCACTTGCCTCATTATTGGTACAAGGGCGTGAACGACTACAAGAACCAAGTAAAGTATCACTTTAACTCAATTACAGATAAAGAGCCGTTATCGACTGTAAACAACCGCAAGGAGGCATTGCTTTCTGAGCTGCTCTATGCAGAAAATACAGGCGTGTATGCTGACGAGGCAACAGTTGGCGAGACAGTTGGCGATAATATTATTGCCACAGCAGCCAATGCGAATGTCTACCGTATGGACGTTGAGGGCATGAAGCAGGTAAGATGGCCGGGACTTAACCACGCTCGTCTTGGTGCCGTCTTTACGGATGCAAACGGCAAGATCGTGGGCAAGTTCATTATGATGGTGAGTCACGCTTACTTCGACTTCTCAATCGGTAACTATGTGTTCTGCGATGTGCCAAACGGTGCCAAGTGGATATACTTCACTTCGTATCGTGACATTGGCGACATAAAGTGTCTTGCTGTTGACAGCGAGCATATAGAAGCAATAGAACCAGAATGGACTGAGCACACCGTTGGTGAGTTCGACAGCCTTGTTGGAACATACCCCATCACTATTGATGGTCTGAAACGACCTCGAAGCATATCAGGTGCTGTACGTTCGAAGAAAGGTGACGGCACTTCACAGACCTCTGCAGAATGGGCATACGACACAGACGGTAACCCGACCGAAATGCCGACCGGGACAATACACTACACAGCCAAGGATTTCCAGAATAGTGCGCACATGCGCGGAGAGGGCTACCAACTCCAAGACTATGAGCAGCACAAGGAAATCAGTAACCTGTGGTGGGCGACCCATGGAACGACCGATGAGCAGTCTGTTGTGGGCAATGGTGCACATGACAGCACACTCAACAGTCGTGACGACATCGGCATGGCGGACACATCGTATGTGGGCAACTCCATGAACTCAATCATGGGACTCAAACACTATGTGGGCTGTGACAGTGAATGGATGGACTACATTGCAGGAAATGTGAAGAGCTACGAGACGTTCTACAAGAACCGTTGCGTGGAGACGAACGAAGATCCTGTAGATTATGTGTTCCACATCTTCGACCCGATTAAGAAGACGGAGCGAACCGTGCAGAGTGTGAACAGCAACGGCAACTGTGTAGTAAGAGTGGTGCATGGTGCCAAGTGTGACATCTTGCCAAGCAAGGTGCACCAGACAGACACCAGCAAATACACTACACACTATGCAACCGGAGTATGGTTCCCGGGAAGTAGAGGCCGCTGTGTTCTGCGGTCTGGCTACTACTCGGTTGCGCTCAGCGGTCTCGCTTTTGCGTA